GGATAGCTATTTTAATCCTATCCAAGACGATAACGATAATTGGATTATTTCAATTGAAGAAATCGAACAGAATCAAAATCCAAGTTTTGGATGGTTGCAAGATTTAGAAATGATAATTTTTGTACCTAAAGTAAATCCTTTACCATTTTGAAATTAACAAAACCGAAAATTAAAGACATTCAAAAGTTGAAAGTCTACCTTAAAAAAATAGACAATGGCAGAAGTAAAGATAAGTGATTTAACACCGAAAGGAAGTAACTTAATAGCAACAGATTTGCTTGTTATTTCCGAAGATATTGGAGGCGGTTTATACGAGACCAAGTCCATTACGGGCGATGAGGTATTAAATGCCGTTGCTAAAACTGCAGTAGCGGTAAGGAATACAACTGGCGCAACAATATACAAAGGTACAATTGTATACATATCCGGAACAAGTGGTGGAAAAGCGTTGATTTCCAAAGCGAAGGCTGATAGTGAGGTAACATCTTCTAAGACATTAGGTGTTGTAACTGCTGACATTGCAAACAACGCAAATGGAAATGTACTTACGAATGGTTTATTGACGCTATTAGATACACGCACAACGGCTACACATCCTTTTACAACAGTAACTTTAGCTATTGGAGATGACCTTTATTTGTCACCAATTACGGCAGGATATGTGACAAACGTAAAGCCAATTGCACCGAATAATTTAGTATCTATTGGTAAGGTTTTAGAAACATCAGCAACAACCGGACAGATTTTGTACTCAATTGTTAATGGATATGAACTTGGTGAATTACACGATGTTGATACTACTGGCGCAACAGATGGAAATGTACTTGCTTTAACCGGTGGTATTTGGAAGCCTAAAAACTATTTAGATGGCATCGTAATGCGCACACCTGACTTAACAAAGCAATATCTTGTATCAATTAACAACGCAGGAAATCTAATTACAACACTTATAGTATGACAGAATCCTCTTTTGACCTAATAAAAAAACACGGCGCAACGGGTGTATTATTTCTTTGGCTTATTGTTACCAATATGAAAGTAAACGAAATTGAAACTCGTTTATTTGATTGTTTAGAAGATTCAGCACAAGCAATGAGATACGATAAAACACATAAACAATATGAAACACCAATACAATACTTCGCTATTTTACAAGATAAAAAAAACAAGTATGCAAATCGTAAACGATACATTAAAGCCTAAAGGTAAATATGAAATGAAGCGAATAGCCGCATTTATTTCATTTCATTTTGCAGTTATTTATGCTTTTATTCCTATGTTTTGGCTTGCTTTTGAAGTTAAGGAGTTTGTATTTTGGGGATTTCTTGCATATTCAGGCACAGCAATAGGCTTAAATGTATATAATAAAAAAATAGAAAAGGATGCGGTTTAATTATATACAATTTTTAACGTGGTGTTTTACGCTTTTAGTGTCGATATACGCTATGTTTTTGCTTTCAGGGTGCAATGCTTCATATCACTACAAGAAAGCAACGCAGAAAGGCTTTAAATGCACGTTGATAAATGATACTATCACAATAGATAGAATAGATTCTGTTATTGTCAATGGCGAAAAAACGTATTATGTAACGAAATACGATACAATTGTACAAACTAATTCGGTTTATATACCTAAAACTCGCTATGAAACCAAAGTAGAATGGCGCAAAGTAAGGGATACAATCGAATTATTACGTTACAAAACAAAGGTAAAGTATAAGGTAGATAAAAAAGAGGCGGTAAATTGGAATTTAATGGTTATATGTGGAATTGTTTTAGTATTTTTAGGTTATAAAATATTTAAATAATAACAAAAATGTATGGCAAATGTAAGAGAATACACCGATGTGCAACTACTTGCGAGGGTTGCAAATCTACCTAATTTCAAAGGATTTCCTAAAAGCGGAGTTTTAGATGTATGGGTACGTTCAGATGAAGATGAGTTTGATAGATTTGATGATAAAGTATATTCATTCGATTGTTTTCCTGCACAAGAGCCTAAATTCAAAATGGTTTGTAGTGGCACATCTAATGCAGGTGCAGTTGGTTTAAAAAAGTTTGCAGAATATAATGGGCTTGGTTGTGCGGTATTGAAATCGGATTGGATAGTTTATAATTCACATTCTTACGGGTTGCATAAAGGAAAACCAGCATACCGTCAAGCGAAAGGATTTCCGTACTTTAGAGATAACGACAAGGATAATAAAGCAGAAGAAATCGGCAAGGAATATATAGATGTAATAGGTGCTAATTGTCACAGAGCAGGAGCGGCAAGTACAGTTATTGGCGGTTGGTCTACGGCTTGTTTAGTTAGAAATAACGAAAAGCAGTTCTTGGATTGGCTTAAGTATATGGATAAGCGTAGTTTATCAATTGTAATCTTAAAGGAATTTTGATTATGCAATACAGACCGAGACTTACCGAATTAGAAAATAAACTAATACAAGAATTCCGTAATTCAAACGAAACACGAGTTTTGTGTATAGGTGATTTGCACGAGCCATTTTGTTTGGATGGTTATTTAGAGTTTTGTATTGCTATGTATAAGAAGCATAACTGTAATAGAGTTTGCTTCATTGGTGATGTAATTGATAATCACGCATCTTCATATCACGAGACAGACCCAAATGGAATATCAGGTGGTGACGAATTAGAATTGGCTATCTCAAAGATTGCAAAATGGTACAAGGCTTTTCCAGTAGCAGATGTGACTATCGGTAATCACGATAGACTTATAATGCGTAAAGCACAAACGGGAGCAATTCCTCGCCAATGGATTAAAGCCTATAAAGAAGTATTAAACACTCCTAATTGGAATTTTACCGAGCGTGTCGTAATAGACAATGTTCAATATGTACACGGAGAATCAGGTACTGCTTCTGCTAAATGTCGTGCGGATATGATGTCAACAGTACAAGGGCATTTACACACGCAATGTTATACGCAATGGTTTGCAGGTGCGAACTTTAAGGTATTCGGTGCGCAAGTAGGTTGCGGAATAGACCATGAAAGTTATGCGATGGCATATGCAAAGGCGGGAAAGAAGCCAATTATAGGTTGTGCAATTATAATAGGCGGTAAAACTTGCATAAATGAACTAATGGAATTATAAATTAGAGGGGATTTTTCATACTTTTTTCCTCAGATAATGCTTACTATTGATTTAGTAGGCATTTTTTTTTGCGTCTATAAGCCTTCTAAACATTGACAAAGTGAAAATAAATGAAAAATAAAACGTAATAACTATTAAAGTTATCACATTTATATTTATATTTGCATATATCAATTAACAAAATATATGGAAAACTGGAAACAAATAACATTTAAAAACACTGAATTAGAAATAAGTGATTTAGGTAACGTAAGAAGATTAAAACCAAGTGGAGAATATTTTTTATATAAAAAAACAATATCTGCAGATGGATATATTCAATGCTCAGGTGGTGGCGTTCATGTTTTAGTTGCGATTGCTTTTTTAAATCATACACCAAATGGTCATTCACTTGTAGTTCATCACAAAGATGGTAATCGTTCAAATAATAAATTGTCAAATTTAGAGGTTGTAACACAAAGCCAAAATATATTAGCTAAACAAATACCAAAAACATCTATGTATGATTACGTTTACGCTACTAATAAGGGATTTAGTGTTTCAATGTTAACTAAAAAAGGAACAAGATATTTTGGTTCTTTTGAAAATGAAGACGATGCGGGTAGAGTAGCAAAATTAGTAGCAGAAATTTTAAACAAATAAAACAAAACACTATGAATTTAAAAGCAATTTCAGCATGGTTAAACAAGGATGTTAAACCAAGTACATTAGAAAACACTTATGTACCATTAAACACGCTTAAAATAGCAAAAACGATATACCCAAATGGCAAGAAGCAAATGTCGTTGAACGGAGTTGATGAATGGTACGGAATGCAACAAGGGAAATAATGGCAGATATAGCAAAATGCACAGGTAAAGATTGCAAGGTTAAAGAATCTTGCTACAGATTTACTGCTCCCTCAAGCGATTTTTGGCAAAGTTGGATGAAAGCAATAGTTAAAGATGGTAAATGTAATATGTATTGGGAAACTAAAAAACAAAAAAAATGAAAGTAACATTAGAATTTGACGGAGAAGAAGAACGAGAAGATTTACAATTAGCTTTAAATGGCTACAAGTGGAAATTAGCCATATGGGATTTAGACCAACATTTAAGAGAAACAACTAAATATGGTCGTAGTATATTATCAAATGATGGAAACTCAACAGAAATAGAAAGAGAAGTTGCGGAAAAATTACGAGAATTTATAAGAGAAACATTAACCGACTACAATTTAAATTTAGACATATGAAAGATTTTAGAACAAGAACAAAAGAGATTGAGAAAGAATACAATGATTTGTTAAAGGTGGCAATTGACAAAGAATATAAAGATATGATGGCAAAACAAAGAGCAGAAAACTATATGAGTTTAAAGGATGGGTACAAAGAAAATAAAGATACTCACTACGACAATTCAAACGGCAGCTTGTATCTATTCGCAGAACAAAATGAACTTAATGCATACGAGTTTGATATAATTAAACGTATTGTACGTTGCCGCAAGAAAGGACAATTTCAGGAAGACTTGCAGAAGACAGTTAGAGTGATAGAATTATATTTAAAAGAATATAATATCGAGGGTATCAAATAATTTATACGTAAAAGAATATAGAATGACAGCAAAAGAGAAAGCGCAAGAATTATTTGATAACTTTTTTATTATTTTAATTAAAAGAGGTGAGCATCATTATACTTTTGATTATACTAAACAATGCGCACTTATTGCGTGTGATGAAGTATTAGGATATATGGGAGCGGACAGAGGTACTGAGTTTTGGCAAGAAGTTAAACAAGAAATAGAAAAGCTATGACTAAAGAAGAATTTTTTTTAACATCCATAACATCTATCTTACCAACGTGCGCTGATAAACTGGAAGACTTTCCGTTTAGATTTAAAGCAAAGCAATTGCAGAACGAAGCAATAAAGGCGATAAGAAGATTAGATAAGCATTTTATGGACGTTGGCAATATAGAAATATTCGACCAACAAAATCAAATACAACGAGCATTTTTGCAATGGTTAGATTTGCAATGGGAACAAATTACTAAAGAAGAAATAATATGAAACAAATAGACATCGAAAAAACACTATCCGTAATTAAATCATCCGGAGTTTGTGAAATTACACGCAAAAGAGATATGGTCTATAAGCGGATGTACGCAGCGGTATTTTTAAGAAAGAATACTTTGTTTAGTTTAGAGAAGATAGGTTCTTATTTGGGCGGAAAAGAACATTGTAGTGTATTGCATTACATCAAAACATATCAAAACTTTAAGAATGACGAATTGTTTTTGATGTACACCAAAGAAATTGCAGACCAATTAAACGATTGTTTTATATTCGGAGAAAAAAAGCAGCCATTAAGTTGGTTGGAATATGCGGTTATTAATTGTGCGAATGTTAAAGAATTGCGAGAAATTCAATTGAAAGTATTGGATAAGGTGGAGAGTGATGTTGAGTATTTTGAGTTGGATGAAAGTTTAATATTAGGATAAAAAAAATCACAAAATGGAAATAGAAAAAGAAATGAAAATGCTTCATAATATGCAAATAAGAAAAAAGATTCCTAATCCATTTCTTGAACATTATGAAGGTGATAATGTAACAATTGTAATTACATCTAATGAAAAATGCTTGATAGCTTATTCTTTACCAATTAATAACGATTTTTGTTATATTAGAACACTATATGTTCCGCCAAAATTTAGAAAATTAGGATACGCAAAAATGCACGTTTTAGGTTTAATTAAAAATATGGTTGAAAATCAAAATTGTATGGCTTTTGAAGCAGATGTTGAATCAGTTTCCATAGGATTTTTTAAAAAATTACAATTTAAAAAAATGCCAAATAGAGAACACAATCGAATGAGATTAGATTTAAGAATTAATAAGTAATAAAATGATAATAAATCTAAACATAAAGCCATTATCAGTCAACAAAGCATGGCAAGGTAAGCGATTCAAGTCACCTGAATACAAGAAATACGAGATTCAGGTGTTGAGATTACTGCCTGATATTGAAATAAAGCAATTTAAACAGCTAAAAATAACGTACGGATTCAGCAATATGATGAGCGACATTGATAATCCTACAAAGTTAGTGCTGGATTTACTACAAAAGAAGTATAATGTGAATGACCGAGATTTAATTTACCTTGTATTACATAAAGAAAAAACAAAAAAAGGAGAAGAATTTATTGAAATAGATTTTTATTAGAATAATTTTATTATATTTGCATAATCTTAAGTAACGGTCAATTACAAAAAGAAATTAATAAGCAAAACATCTGTTAAGAAATGCCGTTTGACCGTGGCTATCTTAACGGTGTTTTTGCATTAACTAAATAACGGAAAGTTATGGAATTTTTAGAGAAGGATTTGGAAGAAATCATTTATTTATCCGACAAGGATAAGCTACAAGAGAGAGGGCTTTATTTAACTGGAAAGCTAAAAAGACAATTAAGGATTGGTAATTATGGAATTGCGGATTTAATTGAGATTAAAAAACCTTATTATCATAACAAGAGATTTTATAAAGGATGCATTAATATTATCGAATTAAAAAAAGATAAAATTGGTGTTAGCACTTTTTTTCAAGCGTTAAATTATTTGCAAGGTGTTAAAACGTATTTAGAAGATAGAAAGTTAGGTGATTTATTTAATTATAAAATAACTTTAATTGGCAAAGGCGCTGATACGAATAGTTCATTTGTTTTTTTAGGTGATATTTTTAATAATGAAATTAATGATTGTGATATAATAGAACATCACAAGACTAAAGTTGAATTATTTACATATAAATATGGCGTAGAAGGCGTTGAATTTACTCAGATGTTTGATTATAATTTAAAAAATAAAGGTTTTTGATATGGCTATTTTTAGAAAAATACACACATCGTTTTGGTCGGATGTCTTTATAGAATCACTAACAATGGAACAAAAATTATTTTATTTATATCTTCTTACAAATGAAAAAACAAAGCAATGTGGAATTTATGAAATTTCAAAAAAACAAGTTTGTTATGATTTAGATATTAATTTAGATAAGGCAAATAAGATGTTAAATTTCTTTATTGATAAGAATAAAATAATGTATTCCGAGGGTACAAATGAGATAGCAATACGAAATTGGGACAGATACAACGGTTCTACATCTCCAAAGGTATTAAGCTGTTTAGAATCAGAACTTTCCAATGTAAAGAATACTCTATTGATACAGTATATATACTCTATGGATACTTTATCGCAAGAAGAACAAGAAGAAGAACAAGAACAAGAAGAGGAAAAAAAACCCCCAACCCCTAAAGGGGAGGTGATTGATTTTGATATTTTATTACAGACTTACAATAAAATTTACAATAAAAAATGTGTAATTATAAATAAGAAAGTTAAAGAAAAATATATAATTTTATTAAAGCAAGGTTACACAAAATCAAATATCCATACCGCAATGTTAAATTGCAAGAAAGATAAATTCCATAGTGATAACAATTTTAAGTTTTGTAGCATAGGTTATTTTTCAAGACCTAACACAATGGATTTACACGGAACGGAATTAACAACCGAGAGAAAAGGCATAGTAGGAACATACACAATTCATGACCATGATTAAGAAACTATCAGATGTATCGCAAGAACTAAACAACCTTTACACCGATGGAATTGAGATGGGTAAGAGCGTTGGTTGGCAATGGGATGCTTTTCCGTACACGATTAGACTTGGAAGCACAACATATTTGGCAGGTGCGCCGGCTTCAGGTAAGAGTGAGTTTTGGTTTGAAATGCTAATTAACTTATCTTGCCTACATGGATGGAAGCACGTAATCTATTCTCCTGAAACTGGTTCGCATATCGATGTTTATTCCGAAATAATGCACAAATTCGTAGGAAAACCATACGTAAAAAACACAAATATGATGAGTGAATCAGAGAAATTGTTAGCTGAAACGTTTGTTGAAAAGCATTTTTTCATAGTAGATGACCAAGCAGATATTACAATTGATGACTTTTACAAAATGGTAGATAAGTTTGAAAAGGATAATAACGTGAGCATTCAAACTACAACTGTTGACCCTTGGAATGAATTAAAGGAAGATTATTTACCGGTTGATTTAGGCAGGGAAGATAGATATTTAAGCCGAGTTTTAGGAATGGTGCGTAAAAATGCAAAGTTAACCAATCGCCACCATTGCGTAATTACACACGTTAGAGACCAAAAGGCTGAAAAGATAAAGGATGGCGACTATTACTATCCAATGCCGACTGCAAGAGACTTTGCTGGTGGACAAGTTTGGTTTCGTAAGGGAATGTCAATGCTTATCTTTTGGAGGCCACCCGTAAACTTTCTAACTTTTAATAGCGAATACGCAACTGATAACGAATTGCACGTTAGAATAGCTAAAACAAAACCAAAAGGAACAAGTAAGAATGGCGTTTATAAATTTTTCTTAAATTTACGCTCGTATCGGTACTATGTGAAATCGATTACTGGAGGTGAAATTTACTCGAATCGTGGAGATTTAAACATTAAACACAAAGAAATGAATGTTGAAAGTGCAATAAAAGTAAACGAGAATTTTGATAAGGAGGATTTGTTTAACCGAGATTCGATTATAGAAGTTGTACCATTTTAAATAAAAAAGTATGGAAAAAATAGCATATTGGAATAGCAGCATTGACACGAAGATTAATTTATCAGATACATTCCTAAGCGAATTGAAGTATAAATTCATATCGCAGAAGATTAAGCAAGGAAATCGTGAAAGTTTATTGGCTGCAATGGAATTTGATAGGAACGTTTACGATATAAAACAAGTCTTTTTGAATTTTAAAGATATATTAAGACAAGCAGAGAATGTAAACTTACAACTTACAATGCAAAATAAAGCACTTTTAAGCGAGTTAGACGCATTTAAAAATGATAATGAAGGCATAGAGTCAATCAGCAAAGAAGAGTATCTTAAATTGTATAAACAAGAAATAGCTGACCCGTACCAAATTCAGATAATGGAGTTAGAAATGAAGGTGGATAAATTAACAAGAAGTTTAACAAGTAAAATTAACGGATAATAAAGAAAAAAAATTATGAAGATATGTAGTACTTGCAAAATAGAAAAGCATTTAATTGAATATGGCAAACATCCTGGATGTAAAGATGGTGTAAGGTCAAACTGCAAAAGGTGTAAATCAATTCAGGATAAACTTTATAGAATAAAAAATAGTGATAAATTAAAAGAAAAAAAAGATAAATTAGTAATAATTAATAAATTAAAAAAAGACTGCTATAAAAAGGAAAATGAAAATAAATTAAAAGAAAAATATTTAGGTGTTGAATTTGGTTCTTATAAAATTATTGAATATTTAGGTAGATTAAAATATGGTTCTTCAAAATATGAAAGACATTATTTTAAAAAAGTATGTGTTTTTTGTGGTTCTGAATCAAAAACAAATACACTTGGAACGCTAAATTCTCAAATAATAAAAAAACCAAAATGTAATTCATGTAAAGAATCTATTAATATACATAAAAAAGAAAAAAAATGTTCTTGTTGTTCTAATTGGTATCCAGCAACAAAAGAATTTTTTAACGCTTCCAAAAATAAACCTTTTGGTATTAATTATTATTGCAAAATTTGTAGTGATATAAAAAGTAAAAAATATCGTAGTGTAAAAGAAAATAGACAAAAAGAACATGCTCAAAAAAAGCAAAGAAGACAAACAGACCCATTATTTAAATTAACGGGTAATATTAGAAGCTTGATTAAATTATCAATTAAAAATCAAGGATATTCTAAAAAATCTAAAACACATGAAATTTTAGGGTGTGATTTTGAAACTTTTAAATTGCATTTAGAAAAACAATTTACAGATGGAATGAATTTATGTAATCATGGTAAATGGCATTTAGACCATATCTACCCTGTAAGTTTAGCAAGGGATGAACAACATTTAATTGAGTTAAATCATTACACTAACTTCCAACCACTTTGGGCAATTGATAATTTAAAAAAGGGAAATAAAATTAATACATTATGAAACGATATAGAATAACATACAAGCAAACATACTTCATTGAAACATTTGCAGTAAGTGAAGAGCAAGCAATTGAGATTGCAAAAGATGACTGTTTTTATAAATTAGGTTTAATCTTAAGAGATAGTGAAATAAATTATATAGAATTAGTTTAATTGAAATATTTGTTGTATATTTATATACGTGGATAGAACGGAGGTAATTAGCCGTTTGAAAAGTGAAGCAGTTACACCTTCCACGTTTCTTTTTTAACTGCATTATTTAACTGTAAAAATATGCAAACAGAAGATGAACAATTGATTTTAAAAAAAGCTAAACAAGCTGAGTATTTTAAATTATATCGTGAAAAAAACAAAGCCAAAATAAAAATACAAAAAGAAAAATATAATAAATTATATAGTGAAATAAACAAAGATAAAATAAAAGCCAGAAAAGTTATTTCAAATAAATTATGGCAAGAAAAAAACAAAGAAAAAAACAAAGAAAAACGAAAAATATACAATGAAAACAATAAAGAAAAAATAAGAGAAAGTAAAAAAATATCAGGTAGAAAATACTATCAAAATAATAAAGAAAAATTTAATGAATATAGAAGAAATAGGAAACAAAATCAACCATTATTTAAATTAAGATGTAATTTAAGTAGTAGAATATTAAAGGCATTTAAATCTAAAAGTTTATTTAAGTCACAATATACAATTGATATGCTAGGTTGTGATTTGAAAACTGCTAAAGCGCATTTAGAAAAACAATTCACAAAAGGAATGAATTGGAGCAACCAAGGAAAGTGGCACGTAGACCATATTATCCCTTGTGCATCGGCTAAAAACGAAGAAGAACTAATAAAATTATTTCACTATACCAACCTGCAACCATTGTGGGCGTTCGATAACATAAGTAAAAGTGATAAAATAATAGAAAAACAATTATTTTTATTGTAGAATAAATAAAAAATATTATATTTGCGTATCAATAAGAGCCGGAAACTCCCAAAAGATATAAATTAAATAAGCAATCAGCATAAACGAGTTAATTTCCGGCCACTCGTTTATGTGATTGCGTAACTTTAAAAAATAAAAGTATGAAAGAACACAATGTAGATTGTCAAAAGTATCGTAAATCAACTCATTTAGCAGGAATAGATGTTGAAACGATTGTAGCCGAAATGGGTAAGTGTATACTTACAATTAAAGATGCTTATTACGCTAGAGGTATAGATGTAAGCGGTAATAAAACAGATGCATATTTTATAGACTTTGAAGAGGATGTAAAATCAATGGTAATAAACTCTATTAATCGAAAGACAATAACAGATATTGTTAAGATTCAAAAATCTTTAGATTCGGCAAGCGCACGTAATATAGGAAATTGGATTGGTATACAAATAGAGTTATCTTTTGATTCGTCCATAAAGATGATGGGGAAAGTTGTTGGAGGCATTAGGGTACGCAGCACCCAACTTATTAAACAAAAGCAACCAATTAACCAAGAAAGATTTACAAAGGCATTAGAAGCTATTAAAAGCGGTAAATTTGATAAGGATAAATTGATTAACGATTATATATTAACGGAAGAACAAATAGCACAGTTATGATTAAACACGATATAATACAAGGTACTGCGGATTGGTTAGAATTGCGTCATGGCAAAATAACTGGAACTGCAAGTAAAGGATTGTTTATCAAGTCTGATACTTTACTCATAGATTTAATTTCACAACACATCGAAGATTGGGAATTAGAAGATTCATATAGTTCTGCTGATATGGTTAGAGGTACTGAATTAGAGCCGTATGCGAGAGAAGCAATATCAGATGAACTATTCATATCATTCAAAGAGATTGGATTTATTCAGAACGCTGCTATTCCTATTCTTGGATTATCTCCGGATGGTATATCAGAAGATGATACGATAATGTTAGAAATTAAATGTCCAAGAGCAAAAAAGCATACAGAGACTTTATTAGCAAATGAGATTCCAAGCGATAATATTCACCAAGTTTTGCATTATTTCACAGTTAATCCAAAGTTAGAAACGATGTATTTTGTATCTTACCGACCTGAATCAAAGGAAAAATCATTGTGGTATAAAGCATTGACAAAGGATTCTAAAATTGACTTAGGCACGAAAGCCAAGCCTAATATTAAAACAGTTGAGGAGTGGGTTGGAATTGCACGTGAAGAAGCGGAGAAGTTGAATCACGAGTTGAATATGGCTTTGTTGAAATTAAATGAAATGTATATATGAAAACAGCAGTAGATTTTTTAGTAGAAACATTAGCAGAAAATGGAATTTTGCATAGTTCAGTTATTAACCAAGCCAAAGAAATAGAAGAAAATTTAGCAGAACAATATGCTTTTTTTACAATCCTTCGATATGGAAGTGAAATGAATCCAATCAAGTTTAAGGATTGGCTTAAACAGTATAATGAAAAAACAATTTAAAACAAAGTAAAAATGAGTACAATTAAAGGAAAAGTAATCGTTAAAAAAGATACGGTTAAAGTGACAGAAAAGTTCAGTAAAAGAACATTCGTGATTTTAGAAGCTGGAGATTATCCACAAGAAATTGAGGTTGAATTACAACAGGATAAATGCAGTCTTATTGATTCAATCGAAGTAGGTCAAGAAATCGAAGCGCATTTTAACTTGCGTGGAAGAAGTTGGACAAATCCACAAGGTGAGGTTAAGTGGTTTAACACGATTGTTGTATGGAAAATTGATGCTATGGCTAAACATGAAATGAAGTCAACGAGTGAGAAGATGTCTATTGCAGACGAAGTTGGTGACGATTTACCATTTTAAATTAGAGATATGAGAAAGATACACAGAAAAAATCTACCAACAAGACTACCAATAACACCAACGCTAACTATATTTTTAGCAATGGACTATTGGAATGCGCCTGAATGGATGTTTGGAGCAGTTAGTTTTAGTTTTGCTGTTCTATGGATAGCTTCCATTGTAACTATTTGGAATGAAAAAACAGAAGATGTTTTCACTAAGTAGGTTACTGTAAACAAATAAATATTAGAAAGTGCCAGAGAGTGGGATGGTTAAATGTCAGGCGGAAACTTGGCAGCTTTCTTTTTAATTTAACAAGACAAAAAATTATGAAAACAGCAGTAGAATTTGCATTTGAAGAATTAAACAAATGGAGAATAGAAAATTTTGGTAAAGATTCTTTAATTGGAATACCTCAAGAAGTATTAGACCGAGCCAAAGAAATAGAGAGGCAACAACATAATAAAACTTTTGTTGAAGGGTTATATTGTGAAAGTGGAGACTCAGAAGAATTTGAAAAATACTTTAATAGAACATTTAAACAATGATACAATATTTAATGTCAATCGGCTACAAACCATTCAGGTATTCGAGAGGTGGTTTAGTTCCTTGCGCAAATCCATACGATTATTCTACAATGAGAGAGGGTGGATTGGATGTAAGGTTAATAAAAGAAGATTCAGTATTCACTATTGGCTTACACGAGTTTAAAAAACCGCCAACATTGATAAGCCCAAGACCAAGAATTAGAATACAAAAAACAATCGTTGTAGATTCGGTTGAAAAAGACATCGTAATAAACGAACATGATGATGATGCAATGAATTTTGTGCTAAAGGAAGTTGAATGCGAGGATATATTTAAGGCAATTAACGACAAATCAATTTGCTTTGAGTTTGATTTAAGAGAATCTTTTTAAAATAATATAGTTGCAATTGAAAAATTAATATATATTTGTATAAATTATTAACAATTAACAATTAAAAAGTATGAAAAGTCAATCAGTTAGAATCGAATTAGAAGGTGTGGATTTAGAAGTTGAGTATTATTTTGAAACTCCATACGATTTAGATGAGCAGCAGTTAGAAACATTGCGCATAGAATCAATCACAACACTACATAACGATGATATTACAGAGTTAATGTGGCATCACAGAGAAAAGATAGCATTCGCAGTGTATGAGCGTTTAGACCAAATGAATTATTAAGAAATTATGTACAGAAATATATTTAAAGCACTCGAAAATAGATTCAAGGAATACGAATCTTTAGAAAAATATTTGGATTCGCATATAGATGAATTGCAAACAGAAAATCAAAGGTTAATTGAGCAAATAGCAATACTCAAAGCAGAGTTAAATTACGCTCAAGCACAATTAAATCAAGGTTTAACCGATTAACTTATAAACAATGCTTACATACCTATACTTATTAGTCATATATTTGTTAAAATTAGACTAATGACAAATGAGTTGGATAATACCAATCGTAAATAATCATAAGGAGTGGACTAAATTTGTTCACTCTTTTGGCGAGTACTTTTTTGCTGAAGATATCGTTCAGGAAACCTACATAAACCTATTAAAGTGGAGCAGCGAAGATAAGCTATTTACTGACGGCAAAATAAATAAAGGCTATATGTGGCTATCTTTAAAAAACACCTTCTTACAACACGTAAATAAAACCAAACGTATCAAATACGTATCTTTAGAAAATCTTTATATGATGGAAATGCAAAATAATACTGAAATGTTAGTTGCGAAGAATGCCATTGAACTAAAAATAGTAGAGGAAATTGATTCTTGGCATTGGTATGATAAGATGTTATTTGAAGTCTATCGCAATGAAAAAACTTCTATGCGTAAAATGGCAGCTGAAACAAAGATAAGTTTGTCCAGCATCTTTAACACCATTAAAAACTGCAAAGAGAAGATTCAAGACAATGTTGGAGAAGATTGGGAGGACTATATCAACGGAGATTTTGAACTGCTTTAAAATTAAATATATGAATAAGATAATATTAACACTAATAACAATCACATCGTTGTTTTCATGTACTGATAACGACCGAACAAAATATTTTGGTGGAACTGAAATAATTAAGCTGAAAAAAAATGAAATTGTTATTGGGGTGACTTGGAAAAAATCTGAAATGTGGATATGTACACGAGATACAATATCAGATTTTACATATTTTAGGGAGCGTTCAAATTTTGGAGTTTTAGAAGGTACGGTAATATTAAAATAACATAAACAAAAACACAAAAATTTAATTATATAGATATGGCAAGACCGAAAAAAATACAAGCAACTGGATTAGGTGACACAGTAGAATCCGTTTTAAAAGCAACCGGAATAGATAAGGTAGCTAAATTCTTATTAGGAGAAGATTGCAAATGTGATGAACGTAAAGCAAAACTAAATGCATTGTTTCCATATAAGAAACCATTGTGCTTAACCGAAACCGAGTACGAATGGCTAAAGGCTTGGATTGAAACGAAAACAAATCAAGTTATACCATCCGACCAAGCGCAACTATTAGCAATTTATAACCGAATATTTCAACAAAGAAACGAGCCTTCTAACTGCTCAAGTTGTCTTAAAGATATGGTAGACCAATTAAAGACAGTAATGCTAACTTATGAAGATACTGCTGAATGAGATATTACATTGCAGTAATAAATGATAAGTTGCATTTACAAGAATGGGCAAAACTTAAAGCTACATTGAAAGTTGCTGATGTTGCCTATATGGTTTATTATAGTAATGTAAAACAAATTGAATTGAATCAGGTAAGTAGTAAGATATTTTACGAGATGGTTTATAGTGAGAACTGAATAAACAACATTTTTATCAGATGGAAGAAAAGAAGAAGAATGGTGGCGTAAGAGCAGGTGCAGGAAGACCTACAAAGGTAGATGAGTTAAAAGCTAATGCTATATTCATTAATGCACTTAAAGTTCTTTACAAGCAAGATACGGATGATGATAATAAAATCGCATTTGTAGTAGATTTATTAGATTCACAACGAGGACAAATCTTCGTTGCAGAACATATCTTTGGTAAACCTAAAGAAACAGTTGAAACGACATTAAATGTAAACGATTTCAATATTAAAGACTACTTCCAAGTTGGTAACAATAAGTAATAAGTACGATAATTTAGGTTCTGATTCAAGGTACTTTATAATAACTGGCGGGCGAGGTAGTTCAAAGTCTTTTAGCATAACTACATTCTTAAGTTTACTTACTCGTGAATCAGGGCATATTATTTTGTTTACACGTTACACGTTAGTATCGGCAAGCATTAGTATTATACCTGAATTTATAGAGAAAATTGAACTGCTTGGAATGGCTAACGATTTTGCAGTCACAAAGGATGAGATAGTTAATATTAATACAGGTAGTAAGATTATATTTAAGGGTATTAAAACAAGCAGCGGAACACAGACTGCTAACTTGAAATCATTGCAAGGTGTAACTACTTGGGTATTGGACGAAGCAGAAGAACTAACAGATGAGGATACATTCGATAAGATAGATTTATCCATCCGGCATAAGACTAAACAGAATCGTGTTATACTTATTTTGAATCCCGCAACCAAAGAGCATTTCATTTACCAACGATTCTTTGAGGGTAAAGGAATAGAAGGTGGTGCAAATACGATTAAAGGAGATACAACGTATATACATACAACCTACTTCGATAATATACATAACTTATCTGAATCATTCTTATCGCAAATAAATACGATTAAGGAAAGAAGACCTGACAAATATCAACATCAAATCCTCGGGGGCTGGTTGAATCGTGCCGAGGGGGTGATTTTCAGCAATTGGACTATCGGTAAATTCAAAGATGTTGGAAGCGTTGTATATGGGCAGGATTTTGGATTTAGCGCAGACCCTACAACATTAGTAGCGACATCAATTGATTCGGTTAATAAAGTTATATATTTAAAGTTACACCTATACCAAACTGGCTTAACCACTTCTGATATTTATAGGCTTAATAAATCAATAGCAAATGACTGCCTAATTGTAGCGGATTCTGCAGAGCCAAGATTAATAAATGAATTGCGTGATAAAGGCCTCAATATAATGGAAGCAATCAAAGGGCAGGGAAGCGTAACGTATGGCATTAGTTTGTTGCAGGATTACGACTTGATAGTGGATGAGGATTCGATAGATTTGATTAAAGAATTGAATAATTATTCTTGGCTTGAGCGCAAATCCAAAACTCCAATAGATAAACATAATCACGCACTCGATGCTATTCGATATGCGGTAGGTTACCAGTTAGATAATCCATTCCATAAACAATACCACATAAGATGACAGATGATTTACCACATATGAAACGAGTAGTTGAACAGTACATATTCGATAAGAAAGGAATATGGATAACAATCATATTCGATGACCTTATGAGAATGCATTTACACTTCAAAATGTTAGCTGCTGCATACGATGTTGCATTTGCTTACAACAATAAACCTAAAATTTAATTATAGATATATGAAGGTCGAATTAATTATACCAACTTCTTTAAATGAAATTCCATTAAAGCACTATCAGGACTTCCTAAAGATGCAGAAAAATAGCAATGATGAGGAATTTATCGCACAGAAAATGATTGAGATATTTTGCGGTATTGAACTTAAGGATGTAGTTAAGATGAAACTTACTACAATAAACGAATTGATAGTGCATTTTGCAGAACTATTTGATACAAAATCTAAATTCCAACCAACATTTAAGATAGGAAATCAGGAGTTTGGTTTTATAACCAATTTGGAAGATATAACATTGGGTGAATATGTGGATTTAGAAAGCCATTTAAGCGATTGGGAAACATATCACAAGGCAATGGCAGTTATGTATCGTCCAGTTACCAATAATTTCAAAGGTAAATACGAAATAATAGACTACAATCCTAATCCTGATATGCAGGAATTAATGAAGTTTGCACCACTTGATATCGTGTTAGCATCTTCGGTTTTTTTTTGGACTTTAGGAAAAGAATTATTGCAGGCTACGATTACTTATTTAACTCTACAAGTTCAGATGAACAAGGATTTTCAAGCGACTTTTCAGAGCAAGCTCAATTTGCCAAGCAATGGGGATGGTATCAATCAATATTTTGCCTCGCTCAATCAGACATTACAAAGTTTGACATTGTCACCGGATACAAACTTACTCAATGTCTCACATATCTCACCTTTGAAAAGCAGAAAACTGAAATCGAACAAAGGCAACTTAACAAGCATTTAAATAAAAGATAATGACAAATTACTATAAGGTACTAAACGATTTAAAAGCGCATTTTGACGCTGACGTAATCGTGAATACAATAACGGAAGGTGATATATTTAAAGTTGATTTAGGTAAGCAGACTATATTTCCTTTGATTCACATCATGGTAAATTCTGCTAACTTTGAAAGCAATGTGGTGCGTTTTAATGTGTCTATTATTGCGATGGACATAGTGGACATTTCAAAGTCAGAAGCTACAGACATCTTCATAGGAAACGATAATGAGCAAGACGTTCTTCATACACAATTAGCGGTATTAAATCGTGCGTATGAGATGTTGAGACGTGGCGATATGTACGATGATAATTTTGTTGTAGATGGCAATCCAAGTTGTGAGCCATTTACAGAACGATTTGAGAATCTACTTGCAGGATGGACAATGACATTTGATGTATTAGTTCCTAACGAAATGACAATCTGTTAAAATGACTGAAACGCAGAAAGCCTTAATTAAGTTTCGTGATACTATTATTAACGAAGCAAGAGCCAACCTAAAATCAATGGGTAAAGATAGCACTGGAAAGTTATCTAAATCGATTAAAGGACAAGTTAAGGAAATGCCTAACTCAATCAGTATGTACTTTCAAATGGAGGAATACGGATTTTTTCAAGACCAAGGTGTACGAGGAGTTGGTGGAGTTAGAAGTACTACAAGTAAATTTAAACGAACAAACAATAAGGGTAAGATTTGGAAGCAAAATGGAGCAGGTAGTCCATTTAGTTTTAAGGTAGGTAGAAAACCAAGTGCAAAGCATTTTGAACAATGGGCAAGGCAAAAAGGATTAAATCCATTTGCGGTAAGTAATGCAGTTTTTCATCAAGGTATTAAGCGCAGTTTATTCTTTACAAAACCATTTGAAAAAGCATTTAAAAACCTACCTGACGCATTGATAACAAAATACGGACTTGATGCAGAACAATTATTTGATTCAATAATGAAAGAAACACTAACTAAAAAATGAGCAATATATTTGTAAAATCACCTTATATAATTGAGGTTAACGAGATAGGACAAACAGGAAGTTATATCCAACTATTTATTTGGAATGCAAATGATACGCAACCAAGTACACCAACTTATCAGCTATCGAAATTAATTCCATCAAGTACAAATTTCCAAACGACTTACGACATATCAGAGTACGTTCGTGAGTACATAAAACACAATGCGTTTAATAATGTGTACAATCAAAACAATGCTGCAACTCCTTATTTAGAGTATTGCAATGTCGTGGTTAAGCGTTATAAAGTAGTTAGTGGCTTAAAGAATTTACTTGATACAACTACATATAAGGCATTCGATGGATATGGCTATTATGAGCAAGGTTACAATCCTAACTTGGGCGAGTATTTATTAGACCAAAAAACGTACTACTATAATTACGATTCTACTGCTAATCTAACAACTGACTATTTAAAACGAGCAGGAAGTTTGACATTAGATGCAACGAGTGGCTATAAGATTAAACGAACGAATTTATCCACATTAGCAACGGATGTATACACTATTACAACAAGTGCAGTTATTGATACATATAGAGTGTTTCCGGGTTGGCTTGCAGTTGGGAATAAATTAGAGATTTTAACGGCAGCAGATGCGGTTGTTTGGACTGCAACTTTTAAACCTAAAACGGAATGCCGATACGAGCCAGTAGTAGTAGATTTTATAAACCGATATGGTGGATGGCAACGTGAGTTTTTCTTCAAAGCATCCAATACCAATATCAACGTAGAAACATCGGAGTATAATTTACTGCAAACGAATTTAGTTAGCTACTCAAAATTTGAAGGGCAAAGAAGAACGTTCAACACTAACGGAAAAGAGACTATTAAATGTAACACCGATTGGGTAAGCGAAGACTATGCAGAAACGATTAAGCAATTAATGTTATCAGATAGGATTTTGGTTAACGATAGACCTGCTAAAATGAATACAAAAAGCACCGAGTTATTCAAGTCAATAAATACCAAAATGATTAATTACGAAATGACATTTGATATAGCAAACGATATAATTAATTCTGTAGTTTAATGAGAGATGTACAAATTTATATTGAAGGCAAAAGATTAGAATTATTCAACGATGAGAAGATTGAGATAAATTCTTCGGTGCAAAACATTCAGGATATCGCAAAGGTTTTTACGGATTTTAGCCAATCGTTTACAGTTCCAGCATCGACTATTAATAATCAAATATTTCAACACTTCTATCAGTCAGATGTTAACGCAACAATAGACCATCAAATACGTAGAGATGCAAAGATTGAAATTGACCTAACTAATTTTCGTACGGGTAAGATTCAAATAGAGAAATCTAACTTAAAAAATGGTAGTGTTGAAAGTTACACGCTGACATTCTACGGAGACATCGTTACGCTATTTGATTTGATAGGTGACGAGAAAATGAATACATTAGATTTGTCAGCCTATTCACATTTATATACGGGTAGCGAAGTTCAAAGTAGAGTTACAAGTACGGCGGATTTAGATGTTCGCTATCCTTTAGTATCTTCATTGCGTGCATGGGAGAATTCAGGGGGTGGAGTGAATGACATTACACAAACTGCACACGCAATTGCATACACCGAGTTGTTTCCAGCTATAAAAATTAGTAGATTATTCCAAGCAATAGAGACAAAATACGACATTGATTTTCAAGGCTTATTCTTAACTGATAAAAGATTTACCGAGTGTTTTATGCACTTGAAAAATAAGGAAACATTTAAATTTAGGACTGCATTTCAAAGGGTGAATTTAGTTAGCGTAACTCCAGCACCAACGCTTGAGGCTGATTATTTTAATTTAGTAGAAGATTCTTTGCGTATTCAACAAGATGATTTAGATACGTTTTACCATAAAGTACAAGTGACTGTTCCATATGTTTCAAGTTCAGTAATAAAATACTATATTGATGTATATGAAAACGGCATTTATTTAACAACTTTAGAGAATCAAGGAATAGCAACATTCGATGTTATTACATACGCAAATGATTCAGGACTTGATAAAAAAATTACACTAAATATATCTTCGGATTTTCCTTTAACTATGAAGGTGAATTTAAACTATGCAAGACAATCTTATCAAGCAGACCCTGCAGGTGGAGCGGTAGACATATTGGTAACTAATAATTATACCGGATTCGGAACAAACCAATCCTTAATCGGCACAGTTGATTTATCTGCTACAATGCCTGATATGAAGATAGCGGATTTCATTACGGGTATACTTAAGAAATTCAACCTTACTTGTTATGGCTTAACACCTTATACATTTCAAGTTGAGCCGTTAGAGGATTGGTATAAGAAAGGCAGAATATTAAACATTACACCATACACAGACATAGATTCTGTAGATATTGAGCGCATAAAAGTATATAAAGAGATTGCATTTACGCACGAGGTATCGCAATCCGTTACTAATGTAGAATTTTATGATACATTTGGCAGACAATATGGTGATTTACAACAAGCATACAACTATGAATCAAGCGAATACCAAGTTAAAGTGCCATTTGAAAACCTATTATTCAACAAATTTACCGGTACAAATCTACAAGTAGGTTATTATTTGGATAAAACTTTAGCGCCATACATTCCGAAGCCGTCTTTAATGTACATTGAGGAAGCTAAAACGTGTAGTTTTAAGTTCGATAATGGTTCAACAGTTCCAACACTTACAACTTATAGACCATTCGGGCAAGACTTGACGTACAATAATTTCAAATGGTCGCTAAATTTCGGTGCGGATATTTCAACATTGTACAATGTGGTGAATCCTAATAGCATTTACAGCGTATATTATTCAGGTTATTTAAACAACTTGTACGCACGTAAAAATAGAATGTATACGTACAAGACTAAACTGCCGATTTCTATTCTTACAAGCCTTAAATTAAACGATAGACTGATAATTAGAGATAAGCGGTACATTATAAATGAAATGAAATCCGAACTTACAAGCGGTGATGTTACATTTGTATTGATATTGGATTTTAGGGCAATGAATGCGATTACAACATCTCCAGTGCCTAAACCAAGCGGGACAATTACAGTGCCTATATTAATAGGAAATCAAGTCACCAAAATAACTATTTATGTGGGGACAACGGGAGTAACTGCGGATAAATATATCGTAACAACGGATGACAAAGTGCTATTCACTTATCCTGAAAATACAAGCGATTTTTTCCTTATAGCTGCAGAAGATAGTTCAACAATTACAACCGAAGAATTGATTTCATTACGTAGTGAACAAGGAGGTGGTAAAGTATATCCAATTAGGCTTACAACAGAATATGAAAATGGAGATTTAGATTATAGTACCTTATATATAATTCAGGAATAATGATAAAAAATATTATTGCAATGCTTCAAATTGGCGAACATTTAGGAGTATCGGAAAACATCGAAATAGCGAAAGGAAAGTACAAATTTTCAACGTCTATTAAGGCGCATTGGAAACAAGCAAGACGAGAAATAATAATGATAAAGACAAAAGGCAATGGCGGAAAAAAGAACGATTGAATTAGAAGTAAAAGAATCGGGTTTTAAATCCTTAAAGGCGCAAATCAAAGAGGCAAATATTGAGTTAATTAAAGCTCAAGAAAACTTTGGCGACTATTCTCAAGAGGCAATTAAAGCTGCTAAAAATGTTGCAGCATTAAAGGATAAAATTGCAGAAGCAAGTGAGACTGCCGCATTGTTTGACCCAGGCAAAAAGTTCCAAGTTGCAACGGGAGCGATTACTGCTGCTGCCGGTGCGATGAGTGCGTACGAGGGTGCGATGGGATTGGTTGGAGTTGAATCCGAGCAGTTAGAAAAAACTATGCTTAAGGTGCAATCGGCAATGGCATTATCTCAAGGCTTGAGTGCGGTAGCTGATGCACGTAAAGACTTTGCGAGATTAGGTGCGGTTGTCGGTGATGTGTTTGGAAAAATGACTGCCGCAAGTAAAGCCTTTATGGTTGGTGGAATCGGCTTACTAATAGCAGGTGTTAGCTTATTAGTTGCTAATTGGGATAATCTTACTGCGAGTTCAAATAAGGCGGTAGAGGAACAAAAGAAATTAGCCGAAGAAACCAAAAAGTTTAACGAAGAATCTAAAGAAACTACTAAAAAAGTAGCTGAAGAAAGTTCTGCATTTGTGAGTTTGGTCTATCAATTGAAAGCAACCAATGCAAACAGCAAAGAACGCTCTACTTTGATGAAGGAAATAAATTCTAAATATGGTACAACATTAAAGAATTTATCGGATGAGAATTTATTTCAAGCACAATTAAACAAATCTGTTGAAGAATATATTGAGCTACAATACAACAAATTAAAAATTGAAAAGAATCAAGAATCATTTGATAGAAAATTAGCGGAAAGATTAGGCTTAGAAGAAAAAAGAAATAAATTATTAAAAGAATACAGAGAAGAATCATTTAAAGCGGGCGAAGCTGTTACTAAACACGGCGAAACTATTACCAGATATAACTCAGAACTACAAAGACAAGAAAATGTTACTTGGGATGTAAATGAATCTATTGAAGCATTTGGAGCGAGAATGCAAGATTTTGGAAAAGCATATACAGATGTAGAAGCAGCTCTACAAAAAAATGCAGATGCTACTGAAAAAGTCGTAGGTAGAAGAGAGAAACTTATAGAAACAGATTCAAGATTAACTCAAGGCGGAAAAGTATATGTAGAACAAGTTGAAAAACAAACAAAGGTAGTAACTGACGCAACTGAAAAAATTAATAAAAATGCTATTGAAGGTAGTCTTGAGTTAAGAAAAATAAAGGAATTTGATAATGAGATTTCTTTGGATATGCTTAAAAAACAAGTTGATGCAGAAGCGTTAATTACTAAAGAGGCAAGAGATAAAGAAAGAGATGCTGTTGCTGCTGCTTTAAAAGAAAGAGAAAAACAAAGGAATGAGGCTTTCACTTTAGATGCAGCAAAAGAAATGTTGGATATTATTGGTGATTTAGCGCAACAATCTGAAAATAAATTTAAGGCTTTAAATGCTGCGGTTTTAAGCAATCAAGAAACAACGGATGCGCAAAAACAAAAGTTGTTAGACGAAAATAATAAACGAGCAAAGAAAGCATTTGAAATACAAAAGGCGGCATCTATTGCAAGTACATTAATTAATACTTATATGTCAGCAAGGTCTGCTTATTTCTCGCAGTTCTTACCAATTCCTGACCCATCCTCTCCTATTCGTGGTGGTATTGCGGCAGGATTATCTGTTGCTGGTGGTTTAGTTGCAGTTAAAAATATAGCATCACAGAAATTTGAAGGCGCATCGATGAGTGGTGGCGGTGGTGGTGGCGGTGGTAGTATGGGTGGCGGCGGCGCACCAACTGCGCCTAACTTTAACATCGTAGGTAATTCAGGAATAAACCAACTTGCCGAACTTGGCGGACAACCAATACAAGCGTATGTAGTAAGTGGTGAGGTTACATCGGCTCAAGCATTAGACAGAAATCGAATACAAAATGCAAGTTTTTAAATTATAGTGATATGGAGAAAAGACAATTAATTGAACTAATTATTGACGAGACGAATTTAACAGATGAAGTATTCGCAATATCGGTTGTAAATAAGCCTGCAATCGAATCGGACTTTATTGCTTTATCGGAACAAGTTGTGGAATTGAAAGTGATTGACGAGGAGAAAAAAGTACTTATGGGTGCTGCATTGATTCCGAATAAGAAAATACCAAGATTAGACAAGAATGACAAGGTATACGATATTTGGTTTTCAGAGGCTACAATCGAAAAAGCAAGTCAATTGTTCTTAATGCGTAACTATCAAAATGAAGTAACGATGGAACATAACCAAAAGCTAAAGGATATGTCAGTTGTGGAATCGTGGATTATTGAGGATAGCGAAATGGATAAATCTAAGTTGTACGGATTTTCATTTCCTAAAGGTACTTGGATGGTCGCAATGAAAGTAGATAATGAAGATGTTTGGAATGACGTTAAAACCGGTAAGATTAAAGGCTATTCCATTGAGGGCAGATTTTCGGATAATATGGAATTAAAAGCAATAGAAGACGAGCAAGAGTTAATAGAAAAAATTAAACAAATACTAACTAATAATGGAAAATAAAACACCAAGCAAAACAAGTCCTAAAGGTGGCAAACGAGGATGCTTATGCAAGAACGGAACATACGATTCTAAATGTTGCGATGGAAGTCTACAAGCGCAAGGTATTGGAAGCGCAATTTCTAACACAATAAATAACGTAGAAAGAACAAGCACAACAAGGGTTATCGTTAGCAATTAAGCAAAAAATTAAAACAAAATAATAACAATTTAATTATAAGTATATGAACATTATAAATCAAATTAAAACTTTACTTAATATGGAAGTAAAACTAGAGCAAATGAAACTTGCTGATGGAATGACAGTATTAGAAGCTGATTCATTCGAGCCTGAAATGGAAGTTTTTATTCTAACAGAAGACGAACAAAAGATTCCAGTTCCGGTTGGAGAATACGAAATGGAAGATGGTCGTATTTTAGTAGTAATGGCAGAAGGTGTTATTGCAGAAATCAAAGAGAAAATGGAAGAAGAAGAAGTTGAAACACCTGAAGCAGTTGTTGAAGAAGAAGTTGCTGCGGAAGTTGAAGCACCTACAGCATCTGTTACACCAAAAAAGACTATCGAATCAGTAACTAAAGAATCTTTTTTCTCGGAAATCGAAGCATTGAAAGCTGAAATCGTAGAGTTAAAATCACAAATTGAAACATCTAAAGTTGAAGAAGTAGTTGAACTTGCTGAAACGCCTAAGCCAATTTCATTTAATCCTGAAAATACTACATCTGTAGAGGGAATGAGATATGCGCAAAATCGTTCAAGAACAATTATGGATTCAATCTATGAGAAATTAAATAAATAATAATAATATAAACTAAAAAAAAATTAAATTATGCCGACAACAGTTAACATAAGCACTTCGTACGCCGGAGAATTCGCAGGTCGTTACATCGCTGCTGCATTGCTTTCTGCTCCAACTATCGATAAAGGTGGAGTTACAATTATTCCTAACGTAAAATACAAGCAAGTTGTTAAAAAAGTAGCATCTGATGCTAACTTGATTAAAGATGCGGGTTGTGATTTTGCTCCAACGGGGACAATCTCTTTGACAGAAAGAATTTTGCAACCTAAAGAATTAATGGTGAATCTTAATCTTTGTAAGACTTCATTTGAATCCGATTGGTCTGCTATCGAAATGGGGTACTCAGCATTTAGTGTGCTTCCAAAAACATTTGCTGATTTCTTAATCGCACACGTTTCCGAGAAAGTTGCTGCTGCTACTGAAACTGCTATTTGGACGGGCACTGCAACTTCAGGTTCATTTGCAGGATTCGGTTCAATCGTTTCTACAGATGCTTTATTGCCAGCTGCTCAAGAAGTTGCGGGAACAACTATTACGGCTGCGAATTGCATAACAGAATTAGGTAAGATTGTGGACGCAATTCCGCAAACTGTCTATGGAAAAGAAGATTTGAAAATCTATGTTGCACCAAACATAGCTCGTGCTTACATTCGTGCATTGGGTGGTTTCGGAACATCAGGTTTAGGTGGAAACGGAACAGATTCAAAAGGTACACAATGGTATACTAACGGAGAATTAATGTTCGATGGTGTTGCTTTGTTTGTTGTTAATGGTCTTGCTGCTAATACTGCAATTTGCGCTCAAACTGCTAACTTATATTTCGGTACTGGTTTGATGAGTGATATGTCAGAAGTACAGGTCTTGGACACCTCCTCAACATTAGGAGACAAGAACGTAAGAGTAATTATGCGTTATACAGCAGGTGTACAAATTGGAGCAATCGAAGATGTAGTAACATACGGAATTCCTAACTCTGCAAACTAATTAATTAAATTATAAACTTTATAGGGGATTGGGTTGTTCCTTTCCCCTTTTTTAATACTTAAAAATATGGCTTGTGAAGTAAGTATGGGAAGACTTGAATCGTGTAAAGATTCTGTTTCCGGATTATTAAATATATATTTTGCCAATTATGGTGATTTAGAAGCGTCTGATGTGGTTTATGGTGCAGGTGAATTTACCGACCAAATTACTGCGTGGAATAATACAACATCTATTCCTTTGTACAAGTACGAATTGAAGGGTGCAAATGGATTTGAACAAACTATCCAAACGTCAAGAGACAATGGGACGACTTTCTTTGAGCAAGTTTTAACTGTTCAATTGAAAAGCCAAGATGCTGCGACTACAAAACAAGTAAAATTGTTAGCTGCAGGTAGACCAAGAGTAATCGTTGAAACAAGAAATCACCAATTTTTCTTAATGGGAATTGACCAAGGCGCTGATGTTACTGCAGGAAGTATCTCTTCAGGTACTGCAATGGGTGATTTTAATGGTTACAATTTGACATTTACATCAATGGAGGTTTCTCCTGCTAATTTTATGGATTGTGTAAGTCAAGCAACATTACTTGCTCTTTTTGATGGTGGAGCAACTGCGGTTGAAGACTAATTAATAACAAAAAATACATTCAATTAAGGCGGCTTTTATAAGTCGCCTTTTTTGATTTAAAAAACAAAATAACGAAAAGTTAATTATAGTTATATATGATTATTCTAACAACCGAAAATGTAAATACGCAACAAGTTTTCTTCATTCCAAGAAGTACAACTTTCACCAATGTATACGTTACGGATGAGCAGACAAATGTAACAACTCAAATAACTGGTTATGTAATTTCTGATTTTGGTTATTACGTTCAATTAAGGGGTGTTTTTAACCTTAAAGAAAATCATTTTTATACAATTGAAATAAAGAATAATTCAGATATAATTTTCAGAGATAAGATATTTTGTACAGACCAAAGTACATCTACATTTTCTGTAAACAATGCACAATATACAAGCAACACAACAACAAACGAATTCATAGTTTATGAGTAATAACGTACACATATTAAATTTAGCAGCATATTCTACACCAACTATTCAAGAATCTAAAAGGGATGCGTGGGTGGAATATGGCGAAGATAATAATTACTATCAATTCCTTATAGATAGATATACAAATAGCACCACAAATAACGCTATTATAAACAATATCTCACGTCTTATATACGGTCGTGGTTTAAGTGCGTTAGATGCTTCTAAAAAGCCAAACGAATACGCACAAATGATGGCTTTGTTTAACAAAGATTGTGTGCGTAAAATCTGTATGGATAGAAAAATGTTAGGTCAATTTGCGATTCAAGTACATTATTCTGAAGACCATTCAAAAATACTTAAGGCTTACCACATTCCTACTAACTTAATTCGTGCAGAAAAGTGTGATGAAGAAGGAAATATTGTAGGTTATTATTATTCTGATGATTGGACAGATGTAAAGAAATTTAAGCCGCAAAGATATTCTGCATTTGGCACGTCAAAAGATAAGGTAGAAATATTATTTTCAAAACCTTATGCAGTTGGAATGAAATACTATTCTTATCCTGATTATCAAGGTAGTTTGCCGTATGCGATGCTGGAAGAAGAAATTGCGGATTACTTGATTAACGATGTTAAGCGTAGTTTTAGCGGAAAAGTGTTATTAAATTTTTCAAATGGAATACCTACGGAGGAACAGCAAGAACAAATTGCATCTAAAATAACTGCTAAACTTACCGGAGCGCAAGGAAATCCAGTTATTGTTGCATTTAATCGTAATGCAGAAAGTGCTACTACAATAGAATCAATTCCTGTAGATAACGCACCGGAACATTACGCATTTTTGAGCGAGGAATGTTTGCGTAAAATAATGCTTGGGCATAACGTTACTTCTCCTTTATTATTTGGAATTGCAACAAGTACGGGATTCTCAAGTAATGCGGATGAGTTAAAGAATAGTTCTATACTATTTGATAATATGGTTATTCGACCAATGCAAGAAGAAATACTTGAGGCATTTGATGACATTTTAGCCTTTAACGGAATCAGTTTAAAATTGTATTTCAAAACATTGCAACCTTTAGAGTTTACAGATTTAGAAAATGCACAAACAGAAGAACAAGTAGCGGAAGAAACGGGTACGGAATTAAATGCAATAGACCCTACAAGTTTTTCAAGTGATTTGGATTTGGAAGAGTGGGAGTTAATCGATAGTAGAATGGTCGATTATGAAGAGGAAGAGGAAAACGATAATTTAATTAATAAAGCAAATAATCCAAGTTTATTAACTAAAGTTTTGCATTTAGCATCCACCGGAGTTGCATATCCAAAAAGAAATTCCGAACAAGATACTAAATTATTTAGGACTCGTTACAGATATTCAGGCGGTGGTGCAGGAGAGCGTGAGTTTTGCCAAAAAATGATGGCTGCAAATAAGCTATATCGTAAAGAAGATATTATTAAAATGGGCGAAATAAATGTTAATCCTGGTTTCGGAATGAGACCAACACCAAATGAGCCTTATTCAATTTGGTTATGGAAAGGCGGCGGTTTGCTTTCTGAGGAATATCCAAACGGAACTTGTAAGCATTTTTGGACTCGTGAAACATATAGAAGAATAGGTACGGATATTACTTCTCCATTAGCTAAAAAAGTAACACCATCTGAAGCAAGAAAAGCAGGTGAAATTTTACCAACAAACGACGCAAGAATATACAAAGCGCCACACGATATGAAATAAGATATGGCAGAAGCATTATTAATAACCCGAGAAGACATCGTAAGATATACTGCGATAAATGGAAATGTCGATGTAGACAAATTTATTTCGTTTGTGAAAATTGCACAGGACATTCACATGCAGAATTACTGTGGTACAAAGCTACTTGAGAAGATTAAAGCTGATATTATAGCGAATACTTTATCAGGCAATTATTTGTCGCTTACAACTACTTATTTAAAGCCTATGTTGATACATTGGGCAATGGTTGAATATATGCCATTTGCAGCGTATACAATAGCTAATAAAGGAGTGTATAAGCATAGTTCTGAAAATAGCGTTAACGTTGAAAAGAATGAAGTAGATTTTCTTATTGAAAAAGAGCGAAGTATAGCGCAGAATTATACAGAACGATTCATTGATTATATGAGTTTTAACAATGCGTTATTCCCTGAATACTATACAAATTCAAACAACGAGATTTCACCTGATTCAATGAACAATTATACTGGTTGGTATATATAACAATATAAAATATGGCGAACACAATAGGATGGGGACAAGCAGCGGTAAATAATACCATTGATTGGGGTAAAGGCAAAACAAATAATACAATAGGATGGGGTACAATTTATAGTTCTTCACCTTATGGAGATACTGATTTAGTTGGAACACCTGCGGGAGATGCAGACGCAAACGCATTTATAGCAGCAGCAGCAATTACCAACCCTACACAAAAGAGCGCAATAGAAACACTTGTTGTTGACTTAAAAGGCTATGGAATTTGGAGCAAGATGAAAGCGTTATATCCTTTTGTTGGTGGTACGGCAAGTCAGCATAAGTTTAACTTGAAAAATCCATTAGACACTGATGCTGCATTTAGACTTGTGTTTAATGGTGGTTGGACACATTCAAGTACGGGAAGTACACCGAATGGAATTAATGCTTATGCCGATACAAAATGTAATCCATTTTTAAACTTAACTGGATATAGTCAACATCTCTCAATGTACTCAAGAACTCAAAGTATTGCAGTTAGTGGTGTTCAAATGGGATGCTACGCAGCATCAGCTAATTCAGAAATGAATTTATATCAATACTACAATGTTATCAATGCTAAGGGTGGTTCGTGTTATGAATATCCAACATACGCAGTAGCGGTAAATAATCAAAATACACTTGGTCTTCAAATCAACTCAAGAACTGCTAATAACTCCTTAAAACTACATTTTAATAATTCTTTATTGCAGACAAATACAAATGTAGAAACAAAAACAAGACCAAATGCAAACGTATATCTAGGTGCGTCTAATTGGATAGACGCATCAACAGCATCTCAATATACGCCACATCAAACAGCATTTAACTCAATAGGAGATGGTTTAACAGACACTGAAGCAGCTAACTATTACACTGCAGTACAAGCATTCCAAACAACATTATCAAGAAACGTATAATTATGAAAATAACAGATTTAACAACCGAAGAAAAGGCTATTTATGTAGGTCTTTTGACAATCGAACAAAAAGACTTATTAGTAGGTCAAATGTTTGATGGGGATAGCTATTTTAATCCTATCCAAGACGATAACGATAATTGGATTATTTCAATTGAAGAAATCGAACAGAATCAAAATCCAAGTTTTGGATGGTTGCAAGATTTAGAAATGATAATTTTTGTACCT